GGGTCTGGCGACTCACTCGAAGAAATGAAAAATGCTAAAGCTGATCCGAGTATGGCGCCCATAGTAAATCAGTCGATTGCTTACTATGTGGGGCGAGAGGCCTGCAAATAATATCAACCCGCTCCGGCGGGTTTTTTTACGCCCGGAGTAATTGAATGGCTAACGAAAGACAGCTTGGCAATATTGTTTACGAGGTTGAATTAGAGGTTGCGAAGCTACTTGAAGCGCAGCGAGAAGTTAACTCCCGACTTGATAGCATGCAGGATGGGATGAGCCGTTCAAGCCGATCAGCTGACCGACTAGAAACATCTTTAAATCGAGTGGGCGCTGCAGTTGCCGCTGCCTTCACAATTGATACTGCGCGCCGCATTATTGAAATCGCCGACAACATGTCGGTGCTTCAAGCTCGCATTACCCGGTTAAGCAGTAGCGCAATAGAGGCTGAAGAGACGATGAAGTCTCTTTCCTCAATTGCATCTACTACCGGTAACAGCCTGGCAGATACCGAAAAACTTTGGGAGTCGATGACATCCAGCCTAAAAGAGGCCGGTGCCACAAACTCTCAAATATTAGCGCTGACATCCACCCTGCAAAAAATAGGTACGATCGGAGGTTCTTCTGCAGAGGAAATGAGCAACGCCCTACGCCAGTTCGGTCAGTCAATTGCAGGCGGCGTTGTGAGGGCAGAAGAGTTCAACTCTGTTTTGGAACAGATGCCTGAACTTGCCCGGCAAATCGCTACAGGGTTAGGGCTCAGCATGGGCCAGCTTCGGCAGCGAATGCTTGAAGGGAAGTTATCAGCGGCCGATGCACTGAATGCTATTCAGGGCAGAGCGCAGGTAGTGAATGAAGAATTTGATAAAATGCCGGTTAGCGTCGAGCGGGCAAAAAACAGTTTAGATGTTGCTTTTAAAAACGTCATTGGCGACCTGAATCAGTCTATTGGACTTACACAAACGCTAGCCGGGTTGATGCAGACCGTCTCAGACAACCTTAACTACTACAATCGCAACGCTGGCGATGCATCTCGAATGCCTAAATTAATTCAGATGCAAAAGGATCTGAATGATGAGGTTAAAGATGGTCAGCGCTGGTACGAGACTGACACTGTCTTTCAGCAAAGAAGAGGACAGGCAGCATCTCAGTTAAAACAGGTTGAGCAGGAGATTGCTAGCATTCGAGCCAAGGCTGCAAGCGATGCTAAGAGTAATGGGACATTTAACAGTCCATCTACAGGTGGAGACGATAAATTAACCCAAAAATTACTGCAGAACTCTCAGCGACGGCTTGCCCTGTCGAAAGTTGAGGGAGAAGCCCGAGCCAAATTGATGGCTCAGTATGATGCTGAGGATGCTGGATGGAAAAGCAACGACCCACGAATTAAACAACTTCAAGACCAGTACGCGCAGACCCTCCGCAATACTGAAGCTTCCAAGCAAAATAATAGTGAAGGGAAGAGAACAGAATCTCAGACGCAAGCCATTAGCGAAAGGTTGGCTGACCTGAAGGAACAGTCTGAGCTGGCTGCAACATCTACCCAGGAACTGAGCCGTGAGCAAGCGATATTGCGTGCTCAGCAATCTCTGGGAAAAGCGGCTACAGAAGACCAAATTAGACAGGCGGGAGTTTACGCTGCGAAAACTTTCGACAGCGCCAAAGCCGTCCGGGATTTGGCCCAGGCTGAGCAGGGGCGGAAGTTTGCAAGTCAGGAGGTAGCAGCAGCTAAAGCAACACCTGATGCGCTCACTGGGGCCGTGCAAGACCCAAACGCGCAGATAGACCTTCAGGAGCAACAAAAGCTCGCTGCCCTGGCTAAGTATCAGGCTATCGACATACAGAACGCTCAACTTTATGAAGATGCCAAAACTGCCATCCAGCAACAGGCGGCTAATGCTCGCCAGCAGATTGCAGTTAACGAAGCAAATATGCAGTCGCAGGCTATCTCCTCAATTGTTGGTTCAGTGTCGCAGGGATTTGATGGACTGGCCAACTTAGCCGCGGGAGCAGCCGGGAAAAGCAGCGGCGCCTATCAGGCCATGTTCGCGCTGAGCAAAGGATTTGCCGTAGCTCAGGCAGCGCTAAACCTGCAACTGGCAATTTCACAGGCAATGGCTGACCCAACCGCTTTAACGCCAGCTCAAAAGTTCGCTAACTATGCTGCGATTGCCAGTGCTGGAGCATCACTCCTGACCAGTATTGGCAGTATCTCTATGGGTGGCGCTCGCGAGCACGGCGGACCTGTCAACGCCAGCAGCATGTACCGGGTAGGAGAGGGTGGTAAGCCTGAAATCTTCAAAGCCAGCAATGGCAGCCAGTACATGATCCCCGGCGACAATGGTTCGGTAATCAGCAACCGGGATATTGGCGGTGGGGGTGGAGCCGGCGGTGGACTGGTGATGAATTTCAACTTCGACATTCAAACCACTGGCGGCGTTGACGAAGCCACACAGAAGCAGATGGCACAGATGATGCAGACTGTTGCCATTCGGACTATCAAAGACCAGCAGCGGCCTTCAGGTTTACTCAGTAAAGGTAGATAACCCATGCCAGAAACTTTCACATGGAGCCCTCAAAAGGGCTTCACGGGCGACCGTACGCCTGATGTAGCCGTAGTAAAGTTGGGCGATGGTTATGAGCAGCGTCAGGTTAAGGGTATCAACCCGTTGATGGGGCGGTACCAGCTGACGTTTGTTGGCTTCGACGATGACAAATGCTCACGACCTAACGCGGCTAAGGCGGCCGATGCGTTCCTTAAAGCAAGGATGGCTGTCGAAGCGTTCTACTGGACGCCATCGGATACCGGCGTGCAGAGGCTGTTTGTGTGCCGTTCATGGTCGCTGAAGAAGACCGGCAATCAACATGAGCTGACCGCCACGTTTGAGCAGGTGCCGCGATGATAAAACTTCTCGATTCGCACTTTATTAGCAAGAGCACACCGAAACCACGAAAATTAACCGAGGAGGAGGAGAGAGAGAAAAGGCGAGAGACCTTTGAGGCGTGCCTTATCGGCATTGACTGGCAGCATCCAGATTGGGATGAAGGCAATCGAGTACATAACTGGCGAAACTATGCTCCATTTGAATTGATCGAGATGTGGGAGACATTCACTGATGAACAGAAGAAGGCCATAGCCTTTGCGTTAGATGAGTGCGCCAGCAATGAACATTGGGAATAACGGCTGCCTTCGGGTGGCCTTTTTTATGGGCGCAATATGCGAGACATACCAGCAGAACTGATCATCGAAAGCACTGACTCTGGCGTTGGCGCGATGCTCGACCTGTTCGAAGTGGACCTGCTGTCATTCGGTGGGGATGTCATCCGCTTCCATGCAGGCACGAACTGCTATTACGGCGATGTCATCTGGCAGGGCCGACAGTACTCAGCGTATCCGATCGCTGTTGAAGGATTCGAAACCAAGTCAGAGGGCACCTATTCGCGCCCGACAATGAAGGTGGCAAACATCACCGGACTTATCACCGGAATAAACCATGATTTCGATGATGCATTGGGGGCGGTAGTGACGCGCCGGCAGGTGCTTGTAAAGCATCTCGACGCGGTGAACTTCCCGAATGGTAATGCAGATGCAGACCCGACTATGGAAGCCGTGTCTCGTTACGTCATCGAGGAGATGGCGGAAGAGACATTCGAGACCGTGACATACAACCTGGCCACACCTGTTGACTGCGATAACGCCATCATACCGGCACGAACCATTCTGGCGGATGTCTGCCAGTGGGTTTACCGCGGCGACGGCTGTGGCTATTCAGGCGGTCCGGTTGCTGATGAGAAAGATAATCCAACCTCTGACATGTCGCGGGATAAGTGCTCAAAGCACCTCACTGGTTGCCGCATGCGATTCCCTAAACCTGAACCGCTTCCCTATGGTGGCTATCCCGGCTCTGCCAAGGTGTCCTGATGATTGAAATTGAAGATGAATGTCTGGCATATGCAGCGTTATCCCGGGATGAAGTATGTGGACTCATTGTTGATGGCGATCGGTTCATGCGCTGTGATAACCAGCATCCCGACCCGGGGCGAAACTTTCGCATAAGCGATACAGACTGGATGAGAGCAGAAGCGGCGGGAGAAATCACCGCCGTTTTTCATTCCCATCCGGAGCCAAAGCTCGTTCTTTCGGCTGCCGACAGGGTGGCGCAAATTTCGACCGGCATTGAGTGGTGGCTGGCGAGCGCCGGTAGGCTTAGAAAGCTCAGGCCGGTACCGCATTTGCTGGGCCGCCGGTTCGAACATGGCGTGATGGATTGCTACACGCTTTTCCGGGACGCCTACCACCTGTGCGGTATCGACCTACCAGACTTCGAGCGAACTAACGGATGGTGGGTGAGGGGTGAAAACCTCTACCTGAAGAATATGGCTGCCAACGGATTTTACGAGGTTACTCCGGCCGACATTCTGCCGGGGGACGTCATCATTCGGCGCGCCTTCCCTGAATCAGACCCGTGCCACGCAATGCTCTGGCTCGGTGACAACACCGTACTCCATCACGAACTGGCCGGGCGCCTCAGCCGCCGGGAGCCCTACCGGCAATCCTATGTAAGCCTGACGCACTCTATATGGAGGCATGAACAATGCTCATCTTTAGATTTGCGGGGAATCTCCGACGACATTTCCGCCAAATCACTCTGAACGTCGATACACCCTCGCAAGGTCTGCGCCTTCTGCTTGCTCAATGTCCCGAATTCAAACGCGATTTCTATAAAACCCGGCTGCGCCTTCGCATCGACGGCGGTGACGTGTCACAGGATAACCTCGAATTCCACATGAACCGGCACCTCAAAGACGGCGCGACAGTCCTATTCGTGCCGATTGTTGAAGGGGCAATCAGCGCCGTAGCTGCAGTTTGGATCATGGTGGCCGTCACGGTAGCCTCGGTAGCTTACTCGCTCTATATGACCTCACACATGAAGACGCAGAGCGCCGCAGACCAGGACACAAATTCCATTACCAACAACTCTTTCACCAGCGCAGAGAACCGAATCGGCCAGGGCCGGGCGGTTCCAATACTCCTTGGCGAAATGGTGGTTGGCAGCAACGTTATCTCTCTCGGTATTGATACCAGCAACAATCAGGACTGGGACATTTCCATCAGTTAAGGTGAAAGCATGAGCTCAGGCGGCGGTGGCGGAAGCACTCCCAAACTTATCGACGACAACCTCAAATCAAAGCAGTTTCTCAAAGCCCTCGATCTCATCTCTGAAGGCCCGATTTACGGACCGGTAGACCAGAACCACCTTTCCTCGTTCATGGTGAATAAAACGCCCGTCACTGATGCAGCTGGCAACGTCACAATCAACGGAGTCAGCGTGGCGTGGCGGCCGGGTTCTGCAAATCAGTCACCGATCACCGGCTTTGACGCGATTGAAGCGACCACGGTCGTCAATACAGACGTAACGCAGAACACACCGCTGGTACGCACGGTAACTGACACTGACGTGACTCGCGTGCGAATGAACATCGGTGTAACCGGTCTGGTAGAGCAGGATACCAAAGGCAATCAGCACGAAACCTCGGTGACCATGGTGATCGAGACGCGCAACGGTTCGGCCGGCTCATGGAATATCCAGAAGACAGTGACTATCAGCGGGAAAATATCAGGCGAGTACCTTGAGGCGCATATCATTGATGCCCCCCTGCAGAAGCCATTTGATATCCGGCTGCGCCGTGTCACTGCTGACAGCTCCAGCGACCTGCTTACTAACGGAACCATCTGGAACAGCTTTACTGAAATCACCGACGATAGCCTGTCATACCCATATTCGGCCGTAGCCGGCGCAGTGATTGACCGGGACCAGTACACCGACACGCCTACCCGCACATATCATCTGCGAGGTTTGATTGTCGATGTGCCGGATAACTATGACCCGATCGCCAGAACATACACTGGCATCTGGACCGGCGGGTTTAAATCTGCATGGACCAATAACCCCGCATGGCTGTTTCGAGCTTTAGTGAAAAATACGCGCTATGGACTGGCTCGCCGGGCAGGCTATATCGACGTTGATGATGGCAGCCTTTATATCCTGTCTCAGTTCTGCGATCAGCTTGTCGATGATGGCTATGGCGGCAAAGAACCACGCTTCACCCTGAACGCTTATATCACTGAGCAATCCAGCGCCCGCGACATTCTCGACAAGATTGCAGGCATGTTCCGCGGCATTGCTCTGTGGGACGGCATGCGCTTCTCAATCATGCTGGACAACCCGCAGGACCCGGGGGCAGCTGTAACCAACGCCAGCGTTGTGGACGGGTTGTTTACTTACAGCTCCATGAAACGCTCAGAGCGCTTTAACGCCGTGGTGGTGTCATGGACTGACCCAAACAACGGATGGGAGCAGGTCAAAGAATACGTATCTGATGACCAGATGATTGACCGGTACGGCTATAACGAAACGACGCTGGAGGCCTTCGGCTGCACCTCACGCGGGCAGGCATTCCGCGCAGGCAAGTGGCTGCTTGAAACCTGCAAGCG